GTGATTTGAGAGCCAGCAATGCTGAGCGCTGCTTGATGTTGTGTAACGCTGCTTTGTGTAATGTTCACATCAGGCACGTTTGCCCATGTGACAGCAACAGACAAATTATTAGTTTCTGTGAAGCTTGTCAGATAGCCAGCAGAGGCATGATTGCCCCATCCGTATGCTGTGTCCCAATTGCCCTGACTAGCCGTTGTTGGGATGGAATAGCCTGATGTAAACGTCAGCGCTAATGTCCCTGTTGTCGTGACAGGACTCCCTGCAACACTTAAGCCTGTCGGAGCTGTCAAGGCAACAGAGGTGACAGTGCCTGTGTTTGTTGTATACCCTGCATCGTTTGTCAATGTAGAGATGTTGTCATTAGGCTGCACAGCGCTGTCGGCTAATGCGCCTTGTGCAGACGTTGCAGCATCTGTGATGCCATAGCCAGACAATGTTGTTGGTGTGCTTGTCAGGTCGCCAAAGGCTACAGATGTTAAATAGCCTTCTGTGCCATGATTGCCCCAGCTATACGCTGTATCCCATTGTCCCACTTTCGTGTCTGTAATGACATTTGTTCCCATGTCAATGTCATTACCGTTGGCATCTAATGTGCCTCCGAGCTGTGGTGTTAAGTCGCCGACGAGGTCGGGGTTGATGGTGTTCCAATTGCTGCCGTCATAAATACGTGTGCTGTTGTCTACGCTATTGAAATACCAATCCCCAGCTGTGACAGCATTGCCATTGTTGTCCAATGTTGGATTGGCTGTCTTAACGCCGAGGAAGAAGCCATCTATAGCCTCTTGAGCCGCCTCAGCTGCAGCCTGTGCTGTTTCAGCCGCCGTCTGAGCCGTCTCAGCATTTGTCTGTGCTGTCTGAGCAGCTGTTGCGCTGTTAGAGGCGTTTGTAGCTGCTGTGGAGGCTGTGGAGGCGCTGTTGGCTGCATTTGTTTCACTTGTGCTTGCTGCAGAGGCCGACGCAGCCGCATTTGTCTCTGCTGTCTCTGCGTTAGTCTCTGCTGTCTCTGCATTTGTCTCTGCTAGCTCTGCCGCTGTCTGCGCTGTCTCTGCAGCCGTCTGAGCATTCCCTGCTGCTGTAGCGGCTGTGGAGGCTGTCGAGGCGCTAGAAGAGGCTGCTGAGGCGCTGTTGGCTGCGTTGGTGGCAGAGGTGGAGGCTTCATCAGCCTTTGTGACAGCTGTCGCAGATGACGACGCTGCACTGTTAGCAGATGCTGACGCTTCGTTGGCTTTAGTGGTGGCTATCTGAGCCTGTGCTGTGACAGCGCTAATTGTAGCGTCATCATCACTGCTTCCTGCACCACCTAAGCCTCTGAATACGGGCATAGCATCTCCTTATTGAATATGGAAAAGCAGGGGAGCACCGAAGCACTCCCCTGCTCTAATGGACTTAGGCTGGCAATACCAACGCAAAGCCTGTCTCAGGACGCAGAGTCTGAATACCATACAGAGTGTCTGCGGTGTAGAGGTTGGCAAGGAATTCTTGCTTGTATTGTGTCTGTGAACGAACGCTCATCTGCTCTGCCAACACCATAGTGTCACGGTGTGCAAGAATAGCTGCCTTGACATCAAATGCAGCAGCAGAGTTGTCTGCTGCTGTTTCTACGACAGGGCAATTAGAAGAAACGTATACGTCTACGCCGTACAGGTTGCCAATCAAGCCAGTGTTGACAGTGCGGCCATTTACGAAGTCAGAAGACACGTAACGGTCGATGCCCATGATGGTTTGACGTGCTGATGGAGGAATGACAAAGAAACGTCCGTCCATAGGAGTGTCTTGGTCGTCCATCAATTTGATGAGCTGACGGAAAGCCAAGTCTGAGAAGTCATCCCCAGTAGCGACAGTGTCAACAGCGTAAGCAGCGATGCCGCTTGTTGCGTTAACGTAGTAGCTGTTAGAATGCACCCAGTCGGTGCCTGTGCCAGCGTCGTTGCCGAAGCGCTTGCCTAATGAGAACAGGTCGTCGTCCACTTGCTTCGCCAAAGCGTAGCCAGCGTCATCTGTGTAGAAACGACGCATGGAGTCGAGAGCCTGCACTTCTACGATGTCCTCAATCAAACGTGAGTATTCGTAGTGCTTGTCTACGCTAATCAACACTTCTGTTTCAACAGCGTTTTGAATGGTGACAGCTGTGTTCTCTGTCTTCACATTCGCAGAGCCACGTGTTGGCTTAGGAATATGCAGAGTGTCACCCTTCTTGCCCACCATGCTCATCTTGTTGACGAGGTTGGCGAGGACGAGGTTTTTCTTGTATGCAGCGACGATTTCGTCACTCCACAGTTCGGGGATGAAGACATTTGCTTCGGTTTTACCGATGGCACCTGTCATGGTGGGATAGGTGGAAGTAGCCATGATGTTCTCCTAATAGCTATTTAACACGACCCTCTTCGTATGCTTGCCTGATTTCAGGCATTAAAGCACGATAACGCTCTGGGTCTTTTTGCATGAGTTGAATGATGTCAGCACGACGATACACCTTGCGGCTTGGAGCCTCTGCCGATCCTTTTACGTTCCCTGTTGAAGCACTCTTCACTTGGTTGGAACGGGCTTTATTCTCTGTAGCCACTGTTTCAGTGACGACAGCTTGCCGTTCTTTCCAACTACTCAGTAGTTCGTCAGCAGCGTCAAAGTCGTATGCTTGGTCAGCCTTGCGTAGCAATTCTGCTCTAAACTTACTCTTTCCTATCCATTCAATAAATGATGGAGTGGCAACGATGCTTTGGAAGTCTGGGTGTGCTGTTTTCAACCGTGCCATCGCTTCAGAGCGTCGAAGTTGTTGAGACACCGTCTCAGCCTCTCGTATCTTTGGATGGTTGGCGATTGCTCGTTCAACAGCTTTCTGCGGATCAACAAAAAAATCCACTTCTTCGTCTGCGCTATTGTGGGCAGGCTGTTGTTGTGATGCCAGTTGTGTTTGGACAAAATCGTCAACGATGCGACGTAGCTCCCCCACTTCAGAACTCTGACGCCCCAATAGCTTTTCAGCTTCTTGGTGCATCTGCACAATGTCTTTAATAGACTTGCCCTGATATTTGTCGGGGATGTCTTCTGCTTCTACAGCCTCTACAGGCTCTTCAACAGCTTCCAATGTCTCGTTGTATTCTTCCTCACGCTGGTCAATAATTGTAGCCATATCATTGTTCTCCGTGCTATCATAGCATTATGGACTTGTCATCTTAGCGGCTCTTTCGTGATTTCTTGCCCACTTATCATCAGCATCGGGCCAGCCGACACCTTCAAACTTCGTAGAAATCGGAGAGAGTTTGCGCTCTGTTGGGCCTCCACACTTGGAACATTCGACAACAGCATCTAAACTAGCTGTCCAATATTCTTCTATGTGTTGACATTGTGTACATCGTCTATCGCTTCTACGCCACATCGTCTAAACGCTCCTGCGAATAGTCGTATGCATTGCGTATGCTGCGTTCAAACTTTGCAACACGCTGTAGCATCTGAAGTTGTCCTTTGACGGAGTTCAGATGTTTTTCGTCTTTGATGTCTTCAATTCTGTAGCCATCAATGATGTCTTCTATCTCTTGAACAAATTGTTTCCAACCTTGGCTCAAGAATAAATCAAAATACGTTTCGTAATATTTCTCTTCTTCTGGTGTCAAAGACATTCTCCTTTAAGAAGCTGTTTAAACAATTCTAGCACAACTTAACGTAAAAGTCAAGCACTTTTTTCTGTTCTGGCACGATTGTTGCTAGGCTTAGCTTCCAATTCGGCTAATTGCTGTTGCAGCGTCTTCAGCTGTTGGTCCAGATGGCTGAACTTCTGGTTGATTTGCTCCACCAATTGCTGGAGTTCTGTTTTGGTCACCACCATTTCTACGTTCCTTTGTTTGGATGTCACGTTCTTTTAGAATAATCTCTGCAATGCGAGCACGACGCTCAAACTCTTTGTCGTCTTCAACGCCCGGCTCCAGCTGATTGGAGAGGGCTTTGATGCGATCTGTTTGTGCTTCGTATTCCACCACAGCTGTTTCGGCTGCGTATTTCTGTGCACGGCTTTGGCTCTCTTGCGCTTGTGCTTGGAAGGCGCTGATTTGTGCCTGTAGCTGTGCCATTTGCATCTGAGCTTGTTGCTGTGCTGCTTGCTCTGCTTGTGGGTTGGGCTGGGAGCTTTGACGCAATGTTGCAATGAGCTCTTCACGATTGGAGATGTTCATGTGGTCGATGATGGCTTCAAGCAATTGCGGATACATTGGAGA